CGCATACTTTGATTAAACAACAATATCTATATTATGTCTAATATTAAAGCCATCATAGGATACAAAGGTTACTATGCCTCTAAAAACGGTGAGATCTTCACTAAATGGTCTAGGAGGTGGCGTAATGCTGGATACAAAACTAAGGATGGGGCAGAGGTCTTTATCGGAAATAAACTACGCAAGTTAGCAGGTAGCGTAGATACAAGTGGATATAGGAAATACTGCCTTGGAAATAATGGCAAAAAAACCACAGCTACTGGTTCGGTATTGGTCCTTCTAGCATTTGAAGGGGCACGACCAGATGGGATGCTTGCTTGCCATAATAATGGAGATAAGCTGGATAACCGAATTTCTAATTTGCGATGGGACACACCTAAGAGCAATACCGCTGACATTAAAAAACATGGCAATCAGAACTTCTGTATTGGTGAAAGAGTGGGGACATCTAAGCTTAATGAGAAGCAAGTCAGGGTAATAAGACATGCCATCGGGTATGGCTCCTCTGATTGTGGCATAGCCAAGCTGTTTGGAGTGTGCCGTGAAACGATAAGAAAAATACGATTAGGCATAACCTGGTCACACTCATTAGCTTATTTCGATTAATCTAAAAAACTATGCCAGCTATAGGGACAGGTATATCAACGGTATTGACGGAATGCTTATTTCGATTAATCTAAAAAACTATGCCAGCTATAGGGACAGGTATATCAACGGTATTGACGGAATTTCTTCCAGCTATTGGAGGGGGTGTGGCTGTTGATACTCGTATCACTGAGGCATCTAACACTCGTATAACAGAAGCGGGGGATACCCGTATAACAGAAACTTAATTTATCTAAATAACCAATAATACTTTGGCTAATAAAAAAATTACAGACTTAACGGCAGAGGCAACTCCGGTCGCAGCTGACTTAGTCGAAATAGTGGATGATGTTGCAGGAACAGCCACTTCCAAAAAAGCTACTTTAGCAAATCTATCTAAAGGATTAGATGCAGGAGCTATCCCAAATACTCCAGCAGGTGCTATCGCTGCAACTGACGTTCAAGCTGCTATCGATGAGCTCGATACAGAGAAGCTAGGAACAGGTGCCCAGGCTGCAACGGTAGCTACCATCACAGGACTTGCTCCTGATACTGCTACCACTCAAGCAACCCAAGCGAGTATCACAACAGCTGCGAATCTAACAACTATCGGTACTGTTACCACAGGTGGACTAGGTACTGGTGCTGTTATTGCTGCACCTACGATGACATTAGGTTCAGATGCAGATGGTGATGTTTATTACCGTTCATCGAACGTTCTAACCAGACTTGCAAAAGGATCTGCTACTGAAGTACTAACTATGAACGCTGGTGCCACAGCCCCAGAGTGGGCAGCAGCAGGAGGAGGAGGTGGAGGCCCACGTTCATTCACCTATGTAATTGCTGCAAGCGACTCACTAGACAATACTGGTGTAGACGCAACTTGTGATGGGACGGCTGATGAAGTTGAGATTAATGCTGGTATTGTGGCAGTAAATGGGGCTGGTGGGGGGACAGTAATGTTGCTAGACGGAACATATAATATTACAAGTACAGAAATTGCGTACTTGTCAAATGTTACCTTGATGGGGCAAGGATATGGGACACTTCTAAAAAGAACTGCTAATACCCATAGTATTATTGATGATAAAGGGGTTGCAATTGGAGATGGCATTATCAGAGATATTCGTTTTGATGGTAATTCGGTAAGCACCCAATATCTTATTAATTTTGATACTACAAGCACATCTGGTGACTTCTTAATCACTAACTGTTGGTTCAAAACCTATGGAAACGGAATTAACATTAAAAGTAAAACTTCTTTGCTTACTAACAACATCTTCCGCACAGCAAGTCCAGGATCTAGTACTAGAGGAATAAAAGCAAATAACGAGTGTAGCATTGTTGGTAATTCGTTTTATATTACAACTGGATCCAGTGCGCATAGTTGTATTTCTCCAAATGCTGACCAACAATTAATTACAGGGAATTTATTTACTTGCTCTACAACAGTTGGCTGTGACGCAATTAACCTTCAAGGTTATGATGATATAACAATAACTGGGAATATGTTTCAAGGGTGGGGGACACCTATTGCTGGGAGCACTCCCACTAATACCTCTATTACAGGGAACTGTTTTTGGCTCTTTGCCGAAGAAGCCATAGATTGCACTGGACTTATTGATTGTACAGTTTCGGGTAACACATTCGGAAATCTACCAGGATCGTCTTATAGTATTATTAAGGCTACAGGTGCGTTTATTGGCAGTGTTGTGAGTGGGAATACGGTAGACGATGCCGCAGTTACAAAAGCTTTCATAGAAATCCCAGCAGCTACAGCAATAGACAATGTTATCACTGGTAATAAGTGCGATAATAATTCAACTTCATTTGCGATTCTTACAAATAACAATGGACAAAATGACATTTATGGGAACGTAGGGGCTTCTGTCTTAGAAGAGCAACGTAGGATGTTTATGAAAAATACCTCTGGTGGTGCTTTCGCTGTTGGTGACATAGTAACTTTAAAGGCTGTTGCCGCAGGAAACGAGGTTACAACCTCTACTGCACAAGGTGATGATTTGATTTTTGGAATGGCTACTGAAATAATAGCAGACAATGCTTCTGGGTTTATCCAGATACTAGGTAAAACAACCGCCCTAAAAGTAGATGGAACCACTGACATTGCGGTAGGCGACTTCATCGGATGTTTCACTACAGCAAAGATCGGTATGAAAGCAGCGGCAGGTGATATGGCGATCGCGATAGCGCTTGAGGCTTACACAACTGATGATAGTGCAGGGGTTATCGATGCGATTTTGATTAGCCCCCGCAAGATTTAATCTCTAATTAATAGGACATGACTGAAAAAACTACACCAGAGAGACTAGCTGTTATCGAAACGAAGGTGACTGCTATAGGCAAAACCCTTATATCGATAGAGGACTGGATTAAGGAAAGGGACGAACATTCAGATAAGAAGTATGCCTCTAAGTGGGTAGAGAAACTGACCTCTGGTGCATTAGCAACAATCCTAGTGGCAGTGATAGGAGCCTTGCTTGGTCTCATATTGGTAAAACCAACGCATGAAGCATTATCTTATTTAATTAACTTAGTCTAACATGAAAAAATTACTAAAAATATTAAGTGAATTCTGGATAGTAGAGATCCTAACGAGTGATACATTCGTAAAAAGATTTAAGGCTTTCCTATGGCATTCAGGGGCAATGGCCGCTGTGGGGTCCCTAGATCTGATCGCTCAGACCTTTCTGGAATATGATCCTGACAACGCAATTACTATAATACTAGGGCTCTTAATAGCTCAAATTACTAAAGCAATTAACAACAAATAATATGTCTAAAAATCTTAAAAAGCTACTTGATGGACTCATGACGAAAAGTGTATCAAGCAACAACAAAAGACAGCAGAGAAAAAATGAAGCTGCTAGGGCTAAGTATCTAACCAACCCTACCAGAACCCTTAATCCTAAAAAGAATAAATACTTCTAACATTATAAGCCATGTCTACAAGCGATAAACTAAAGAAACCACAAATCATTCAGATTGCTGGTTCGACAATCCGTATAGCTCATCCTGACGTTTCAGGTAATTTCAGTACGTCTCTTGGTTCTGCTATCGCAGCGGCCGGCACTAATATGACCGTATTGGACACTGGTGCAAACACAGGAGATGGATTTGAGGATAATTCATGGTTCATTACCGGGAACATAGGAGATTCTGAGACAGAGGAAAATGATGTGAATGGGGCTGTCACTAGGGGTACATCTATGACTGTCACGAATGCTTTATCATTCGCGCATGAGATAGATGCACCTGTCAGAAAAATCTATGAGCGTGGTATAGGTATCTATGGAGCAGCGACTGATGGGGGTGCGGGGACTCTGATTGCCTCTGTCGATGCCAAGACTTCCTCAGGACGACAGCTGGAAGATGCGGTTATGATCGAATGGCATCGTCAGTACACAGAATACACAATGATCTCAACTGATACAGCGTATGCTTACTACTATGTAAAATTTACTGACGGTACGACAGAATCTGATGCCAGTGATTATGTGGTTGCTGCCGGATTATCCTCATCTAGTGTCGCCTATTTCATTAATCAGGCGGCTGATATGACTAACACCACACTAGACACACACAGTATAACAATGGAGCAGTGTATCAAGTGGGCTAACGATTGCCAGACAGCGATTACTCAGTATGTATATCAGGAACCAAGATCAGGACAACTGATCCAAAAGGACTGGCCCTTTGAGGTTACCGATGACAGCGGGACAGTAACGATGTCTACTAATGTAAATAAATATGGCCTTAGCGGGCTTAATATGAAGTACGCGGACCGTGGTGTCATAACAATCCAGATGGGCTCTCTAAGGGAATGGGACAAGATAGCCTTTGACGAATACAAGGTATGGATGAGAAATTCCCCTTACACAGAGGTGGCCACAGCAGCTAGTATTGGTGACACATCCTTAGTGGTTGATTCGAATGTAGAATTCAGTGACCCAAATGGGACATCAACCGCTACCTTATATGTTGGAGGTCAAACTCTTTCGTACACCGGGATTACCGGGACGACAACATTCACAGGAATCCCGGCAAGCGGAACAGGATCTATAACCGCTAACTTATCTGTAGATGATGCAATCTGGCAGAATAGAGCTCCAGGTCTACCGAGAGCTTATGTAATCCATGGTGGTAATTTATACTTGAATATTCCTATATCAAGTACATATGACAACTACCCGCTGAATATGACTTACTTCAAAAAACTAACTGCTCTAACGGAAGCCTCAGACACAACTGTAGTGTCATTCACAAACGTATTCCAATATTATATAGGGTCAATGATGGAGAGGAGAAAGCAGAATACTGACAAAGCCAAGGAGCTTATGACTGTATTTAATAAAATGGTGCTAGACAATGCGATCCATCAAAAGGTGTCTCCTACAAAAAGGTTCGAATACTACAGATTCCAAGACCCCCAGAGTGCTTACTTATCTGAGGGTAAATACAACTACGACAGTGGAAATTATACTTATCGTTATTAATTATGCTATTACAGTTCCTCAATCAACTGAAGGGGGCGAACACAAACTTAAGCCCCTTTGTACAGCCACCAAATTCACCATTGGTGTTAAATGGTGTGGATGTTTCCTATAAGCTTGGGGCGATGCTAAAGGACACAGGATATAAGAATATTGGTAGTGCACTTGAGGCTGGCAAATCTATCGGTGGTCTATTTAATTTCAGACAAAGTTCTTCAGTCCAAAAAATGCTTGCTACAGTGGACGACTCTTCTAGTGACGATACACAGCTATTCTACTCTACTGGTGGGGCATGGACTGAGATTACAGATGCGGAAACTGCTTGGGCCAACAAGGCTGGTATCACAGTAGATATGGAAGGCTTTATCGGATACTGTTTCTTTGTAGGGTATGGTTCGACTGACGGATTCCTACCAGTTGGCTCTTTGACCGGTACGACATTTAGTACATCTACGAATGTGACCAATATGCCTGGGGCTAAATACATTAGAAGATACCGAGACAGGCTTTACATCGGGAACTGTGATATCACCGGAACAGCTTATCCTTATAGGGTTTACTTCTCATCAGTACCTGTCGCTGGGTCGATCTCCTGGACAGTGGCTAGTGACTTTATCGATGTTGATTATTCGGAGGAAGTGACTGGGCTGATCTCAGCATGGGACAGGCTTGTAATCTTCACAGAATTCACAACCTATTTTTACGATCAATCTCAAAGGAAGAAGGTATGGGATATAGGTGGGTACCATCGAACTGCTTGCGGGCATGGAGACTCAATCTACTTCGTTAATAACGATGGAGCATGGAGATCCAGAGGTGGACAGCCAGAGAATATATCTGGACCTGTTATCGACTTCTTCAGAGCAGGTACTGCATCTCAAATGTTCTCTGAAATAGTAGATGAGGAGTGGTGGGTATACTTTGGGGATTCAGTTAAAGTGAATGGAGTCACCTATGCTAATGTAGCTGGAAAATTCAACATACCAACGCAAACTTGGGTTTGGAGGGAATTTGCAGACACTATGAAAACGTTCGCTAAATATACTGCATCTAGTAAATCCCATATGTGGATGGGGGATGACTCAGGCGATGTCCATGAGAAGGGAAAGTATACAGACGCGACCATCCTCAAGGACGATGACGGGACACCAATCTCTTCTAACTTTGAACTCGCACCATTCTATATAGGCAACCTTTCATTTAAGAGCAACATAGCGGAGATAACAGCTTACGCAGAGAGAGCAATGGGCGTAAAACTGAAGGCCCGTGTAATAGACAGAAATACAAGAGCCCTTACAAAGTATATGCCAGTAGGAGAACTGAAGTCATATGTTAATTCATTTGATGTGAATGTGGAACAAGGTGTCCTATTGCAGTTAGCTGGTGGGGAAAGTGGGAGTCTAGAATATTGGAGTGTATATGGTTTCGAAGTCAATGCAGACGATTCATCTAAAATACTTAAATAATGGGAGTAATAGACGAGCTTGGATTTACCAGGTACAACAGAATAGAAGATTCAGATTTTAACCGGGTTGACCAGCCGGACCTAAACGCTGAAATCCCACTATCTAGTGTGAATCAGGAGATCCCGGACTCAGCTCTAGATATGAATAAGTTAAATCCAATCCACTACGGACAGGCTGGGTATAACGATGGGGTAGGGTTCTGGATAGGAATAGAGGAGGGTATTGCGAAGCTGTCAATAGGTGACTCTGCATCTAACTCCCTGACATGGGATGGGACGACATTGAATATCGTTGGTGGTATCACTGTAGATGTGCTTGATATACCAGACACCACTACAGCAAATTCATTCCATACTGATTCAGATGGTAATAGCTGGTGGGGAGCGAATGTAGCCACAGGGTATGCTGGTGCACCAGCATATGTATTAAAAGATGGATCTGCTAAATTCTCTACACTAACGGTATCTAATACTGGGTTCACATTGGAAGATGTGTATGGGGATGGTAGCGATGGTGCAGGTACAATCGCTGGCACAACGACACTAACCAGTGACAAATTTTATACAACTTTATCTGTAACAGGGACACTCAACACAGGAGGGTATAGAGTGTTCGTATCCGAGACTTTGAGTGGGAATGGAACGATCCAGAACAATGGGAAGGTCGGTGGTGCCGGAGGAAATGCTTCTGGAGTTACAGCGGGGACGGCAGGAGCGGCAGGAGCGGCAGGAGCAGGGAACAGCGTTCCTCCCAGTCTAGCAGGAGTTATAGGTGTCGTTGGGATGACAGGTGGGAGCGGATGTGGAATCGGTGATGCTGATAACGGAACTGCCGGAACATCAGCAGCAAAATGTGTGACCGGTCAGAATGGGGTTGCCGGTGGAGATGGTGGAGATGGCGGGGTCGGATTCGGATGTAGTACTAGAGGTGGTGGTACAGGTGGGGTAGCAGGGAGCTCAACTGGGGCAATCCTAAATAAAATAAATAACTTTATATCTTGCTATCTACTGAGTGACCATATAGGTGGACTAACAAACTTTAATATAAGCGCGGTTGGTGGGAGTGGGGGAGGAGGTGCCAGAGGACAAGGTAGTGGTGCTAGTGGTGGAGGTGGAGGTGGAGGTGGAGGGTCCGCTTCTGCCGGAGGTATAGTGTGGGTATCTGCTAAGGCAATCACATTTACAGGAACTATTAAATCCACTGGTGGAAATGGTGGGGACGGTGGAAATGGTGGGGACGGGGATGGTGGTTCTGCGACTGGTGCCGGAGGTGGTGGAGGTGGAGCAGGTGGAAATGGGGGCAGTATAATAATCACATCATCGACAACAACCACTCCATATTCTACTAGCTTAATTGGTGGGGTAGGTGGGTCAGGGGGGACAAAAGGTAGTGGGACGAGTGGACAGGCAGACGGACAAGACGGATCTGATGGGCTAGACGGAAACTCAGGCACAACAACAAAACTAACAATTTAATTATGAAATCTTACCGTAAATATTCTAAATCATCACTTTCAAATTCCGAAATAGAACGAATAGAAGAGACACTGTCTCAATTAGAAGAGGAGCTGAAGATAGAAATCTATGCTAGGCTTGAAATGGATGAGAGCGGCATAACTCCAGTAATAACATTTAACAAAAAATAATATGGCAGTAACATATTTATCAGCTAAAAAAGCAGGGTTTACTGGTGCATATAGTGACTGGATTTCTGCTGGTCGCCCTCACCCTGAAAAAGGAGACACCTTTGGTGAAGCTCCAGTAGAGCCAACTCCCAGTGCTCCGACCCCAACTGCGACAAGCGAACCAACACCTAGTGGGGGGACAGACACGAACTTCCTAAACTGGTTCGATAAACTAACTGGTGGCGGAGAGACATACCCAGACTACAAACAGATAAATGAAGCATCCTCGGCTTTGACTAATGATGCGTACAGAACCCTCACACAGAGATTGATTAAATATCAGGAGGAGTGGGATAGCAAGCTCAGAGAGAGTGGATACACTGAATGGAAGCAGGGGAATATAAGCTTTGATGAATATAAAAACAGCATACAAGCTCTTGATACTTATTATGGCTCTGCACCGTCAGCCGTTAAAACGAGATATGAATCTTTTAAAAATAGTGAGATAAGCAAAGGTGCTGAGACGATTGATAACATAGATGAGCAGGAAAGAAGGATGGCAGAAGCACGTTACCTGGCTAACCAGAGTGGAGCGACACTGACATCAAATGATATTCTATCTTATGCTGAGACTGGGAACTCGGCTGCTCTGAATACAGCAATCAGTGGTGAGCCCGCTCCATCGGCAGGGACCACAGATGACGGTAGTTACAACACATATCTAAACGCTAGAAACAACGGCTTTACCGGAGATTTTAATGCTTGGGTTTCCGCTGGCAGACCATCAAGTGGAGACCCAGCTGGTACTGATGCAGGTGCTGGAACCGCTGCTGGTACAGGGGTTGACGCTGGAGGAGATGTTGAGGGGGCACTTAAGTCAATCGATGACGCGGTAGCAAAGGGGTTAATCACTTCTGATATTGGGAACATATTTAAAAGAGTCGTACGGAACTGGGACATTAGCAAAGAGCTGAACATGGATAGTGTTCTACAGGAATTTAATAAAATTAAGAATGAGACTATTGATCCGTTTTATCGGGAGCAGGTGTCACAAATAGAGAATGATCTCCGTACATCTAAGCAGTTCTTAGATGCTGAAAGAGAAAGAGAGTTAGAAGTAGAAAGGTTCGGTGCTGGAGAGAATATCCGACAGGCGCAGTCTGGACTAGAGAAAGCTGGTATGACATTTACTGGCAAGGGGATTGAACAACTTGGAGCTGGATCTGCCTTTGCACAGTCAGGAGTTCCTAATGTTGATACGATGACGAGGGAGGCTCTGATCGATGCTATTGCAGAAAGAGAGGGAATGTCACCAGATCATAAGGAATTACTAAAACAACAGACCGATGACCAACTAAGAGGGCGGATCAGAAATTTTATAGGAGATGTCGCTGGGGTGTCATCGGCTACTACCGCCAGTGGGCTACCTACCCAGATCCCATTTGGTGGGGCTTTCCACGAGGGGACCGTTAACCAAGCGAATAGACTATTGGCTTCCGGTTCATCTGCTAGATACCAAGCGAACCTAGAACAGATGGCAAGGCAGGCTGAGGGAGCACTCGGAAGTGCCGGGTTAGCTGGGCTCACAATTCCAGATCTAGTAGGACAAGGAGATGTGACACAGGGAGCTATCAGTGGACAGCAACAACAAGCTTATGCGAATGTTCTTAGCCAATTATCTGGCCAACAAAACCAAAATATTTCATACCAAGATTCACTTAATCTTTTCTAAATATGACCACCTTCACCCAACAATATAATGAGGCGAGACTTAATGAGCCAGGTTTAAGCGTGGAAGACTTTGAGTCTAGACAAGCTGGACCTGCTCCTGTTAGTACAGTTAACGAGCCAGCACCTACTGCCCCAACTGGGAATGTAGTACAGAGGGATTTTGAAAGAGAGCAATCAGCTCTTAAGAAAATGGGGATCAGCCAAGCTCTTATGGGGACTATCGATCCAGCTGCGTTATTCGAGGCTACATACTCACCAGGAGAACTAGAAGGACTCAGCCAGTACCAGGATATAAAAAGCCTGGGCCAAGCCAAGGCAGATCTAGCCGCTACTCCTCGTCCAACAAACTCTACGATGGGCGTACTTGAAGAAGCACTTCGTACTAAGTCAGACGTTGGTGACCAACCGCTTGGACAGTCCGATTTATTCTCACAGGCTGGACTACCAACCAAAGGAGTGAGTGCTTACACTACATTGAACCAGTCACTACAACAGCATGGACAGGAGATGAAGGATAGGTACGGTAGTTTTGTCAATCAGATGAGTAAAACATCTGGGTCAATGGCCGATGCCTACAATACTGTGGCAGATAGATATAAATTATTAAACGACTCTTACAACCAGGAGGCAGACAGAATGCAAAGACTTACAGAGATCATGACCCAGCATGAGAATGCTATGGAAATTTTGCAGAAGCAAAGTGACTTAGATAATGAGGTAAGCGATATGTTTGGGGATGGGGGTGCCGCTCCATCTGGTCCTGGTAGTAGCTTACTGGGTGACTATACTGATATTTTCATGGGGAGCCCTATGAATGCTGATGGTATCGACCTAGTGGCTAACAAGGGGACAAAGGTAACGAGCTCTGGTTTTGGTACCGTGGTATTCGCTGGTCCTAATGGAGGGTGGGGGAACCAAGTGAAAATCGAAGACGACCAAGGAAACATCCACCAATATAGTCATCTAGATTCTATTAACGCGAAGGTAGGAGATGGACCGGGGACTGGTGATGTTATCGGTACGTTTGGTAACACTGGGAACGTGCTTACAAAGGACTCTATCACTGGCGACTACCGACCACCAACTGATGAAGAGAGAGCACAGGGTCGTGGAACCCATCTTGACTACACTGTTTATAAACCAGATGGTAGTAAATACACAGTAGAGGAAGCTGCTAAGTTCGCTGGTATCGGAGAGAAAACCCAAACAGGATTCGGAGAAAACTTTGAGGCTCTATTGCAAGGTGCATTAGACGGGGAGATTTCAGACGCTTCATTTAAACAAGCGATATCAGACTTATCAGAACAGAAACAGGTACAAATGTGGGCTGAACTTTCTAGAAGAAGAACTAACACAGGGCTTACCCCGAAAGAGGAGTCAGAGATTATAGCTGCGACAGCCGCGGTAGGTAAGATGGTATATGGTACTAGGATTTCTGAATCAGAAACACCTCGTATCGAAAAACTAATTAAATTAGACATCGAACAGAACGGGGAGCTGGACAGATGGAGAGTTATTAAACAAGTGCTTGGGTTCAACCCTACCAGCAATGAAGAGATGGGTGATGATCTGCTCGCACTTGTTAATCAATATGTCGATGATGGATTAAATGATTTCGATGTGATGGGTCTATCCACACTACTTAGTAACAACAAAAAGTCTGCTGCTATTAATAAGGTAGAGAAATTTATTATGGCTAAGGCTCGCGTACTTGAGGAGGGTAATTATATCGGTGAAAGTAATGTAGTCGCGGCGACTAAGCGTGTGAACAAGGTAGAAAAGATAATGAACGAGCTCGGGAGGTTTGGTAATCCAGTTGGTGAATTCTCTGGTACATTCGAAGAATGGATTGGGAAATTCAAGGGTGCTGATGCACAGAAGATCGCAACCAACACCATGCAGTTGGTCAAAGAGTTTGCTAATGAGTTTATGGGTGCGAATATGACTGAGCAAGAGAAGGCTTTCTATTCACCAATCATTCCTGAACTTGGGGATGATATAGATAACTTTATGATTAAACTCAATTCTCTTAAGGAAGATCCACTGCTAAGGGTTAATAGTATCCGTTCTACCTATGGCCTACCTGAATTAACTGAGGAAGCTCTGCTTGATAAGGAGGCAAGGGTTGGTCTTTACGAACCTGGAGAAGAAAAGGTAAGCATCATTACAGAGGATGGGAAGGAATACCTAGTCAGTGCAGAAGATGCGCGGATAGCAGTAGAAGATGAAAAGGTAGCTACTTACAAATAACATTAAATTATGTCTGTACTAGATAAATATGAAGAGGTGAAACCATCTGTCTTAGATGGCTATGAACCTGTAACCCCGGCAAGGAAGGTTCCTGATACTATTACTAGTGGTCTTCCACAGGAGGACGAGCTCGGATTCTTGAGCCCAGATATCCCTGGTAGGGTGGCGGCAGGGGCAAAGACCGTAGGCGGTGCCATAAAAAGCTCACTTGATAGGGGATCGACTGGTCTTAACAAAATAATAAGCAGTGTAACCGGGAGTGGTGGCTATTATGATGTAGGGAAGGATGAATATATAAGGCCTGAAAAGTTTGGAGATGACTTTGCTGGGCAGCTTGTTCCTAAAGGGCGCGGTGTCCAAGCAGTAGAAGGTGTATTCGAAACTGTTACTGGCGGGCTTGAGGGGTTTATATCTCTTGCCTATTCCCCACTTATCGGTGGGATAGGAGCCTTTACACCTGAGCTTAAGAAAGCAGTAGAGGGATACAAAGAAGCGTTTGATCTAACAGCCTCTGATGAAACCAAGAAAGCATTTACCGAGCTGGGACCTCAAATAAAAGAACTATGGGAAAAAGCAGATCCAACAGGTCGAGATCTTATTTCTAACGGAAGCAGGCTTATATTAGATGCCTTCATTACAAAGGGTGCCAAAGCCACAGTTGAGGCAGAGGTTAGGGCAGCGAAAAAAGCAGCAGGCTTTGTTCTTGATAAGACATCTAAGGCAGCTGAGAAAGTAGTTGCAGCCGCCAAGAGTGTCCCAGGAAAAATCAAGGGAGTAGAGCAAAGGGTGGTAAAAGCTCTCACTCCTGTTAATAAGCAAAAAGCTATTGCCCAGGTGACGACAGATCTAAAGAAATTAGGGTTCACAGATGCGAAACAAACTAAGTTTATAGCTAGACATGGTCAATCCCCAGCCGAGTGGATGGTTAATAGAGGTTTATATGATCCAAATCCAAAAATTCAGTTAAAAAATATGCAGTCCTTCTTTAAGGAACAGATGGCACTAAAGGAACAAGCCTTAACATTAGCTGGTAAAAATCCCAGACTCACAGTTATAAATGATTCTACATTCAACAGTGCACTTACGGATCTTTGGAAGATTAAGTCTAAGCTTGGTAGGATAGGGAAGAACAGGGATATCATGAGTCAAATAAAGAACTGGCAAAATAAGTCTAAAACTACTGGCTTAACCTTCCGAGATAAAGAAGAGATTAAGAGGATGTATGAGCGTACCTTTAATTTCGGTTATGATAAAACTGCTCCTGGATCTATATCACAGCAGAGGATCGATTTAGTGGATACATCAATGAGAGAGTCTCAAGAACTTGCCGCTAAAGCTACTGGGTTCAACAATCTACCAGCTGTTAACAAGGAGATACAAGCATCTGTTGAGGTTATGAAAGGGGTATACAAATCAACCATACCTGGGATAGAGGAAGCACTACTGAAGGCAGGATTAGATTGGACTGACTTCATTATGATGTCCCATATGTCACCTGCATCATTCGGTCTCGTATATATAAAACATAGATATGCTTCATTAAGAGGTATGATTACAAAGGCTCAGGCAGGTGGTGCTACCACAGGTGTGGTACAACCAGATCTATCAGCTATAAATCTAAAAGCTAGAGCAGGACTAGTATCACAGAGGGCAGCGTTAGCAGATGATATAAAGGCGGCTGTAAGTAAGTCAACATCTGAACTTATTAAGTCAAAAGACTTCGCTAAACAGACTGATATGCTAGACCTTATAAAGGAGGTAGAGAAAGAAATAGGTAGACAGCTTACACTAGATGAGGCGATGGCTATTAACATACCACTTGTCCCTCCTGCAAATCCATTTAATCCGATAGCACCACCTCTTTAGACTTTCCCCCTTACTATCCATATTACAGCTATAGTGAGTAATATAAATTCCATATAATTTTGTTAGTTGTTAGTATTATATAATAACATACTTTATGTCAATACGCAAGCATAACCAAGCTTTATTAACCGGCACGATAGGCAATACAAATGTTTTGCTGTCAAGGTACGGGTGTTTAATTTGTTCTATCTGCTCACTTCACTCTAGGTTCTGGCCTAAGAATCCAATGTACCCACAAGAGGCGGCGAAGACGTGGAGATTCACATCTAGAGGCCTCCTCAAGTGGGGTTCTCAATTTGAAGGTATGACATTCGTTGACCGTGTGGGGGGTCCTCCTTCTAAGGAAGACTGTCTTTACTGGATCAGATCAAAGAATAAAGGAATGGTACTAGAGCTGAATGATGGGGCCCATTGGGTGTTTGCATATTATTATCCATTCAACATAGGTGCTAAAGGAATCGTGACCATAGACAGCAACGGTGGGAAGATAAATAGATTATTCAAATCTCCTTACCGGGTCACAGGGTACGCGACATTCCGGAAGAGTGTGGCTTAGTTGCTACATGGATTTCCATCCTCTCGTTACCACACCCCCTGCATATAGAACACACAGGTGTACCATCTGGGTTCACTCTTTCAACCGAATGACAACCGTTCTGGCACTTAATTATTTTATAATTAGGATTATTATTCATCCCAGATTGTATGTTTAGTAATATAAAAGTCATACTTCTTAGCTCGAATTTCAGTGGGTGTGTTGTATACCCACCATCGATAATGATCGTAGCTCTCAAAGCGGAGCCTAATCCACATCGGGATCATTACCTTTTTTTTAAATCTAAGCCAACCCATTATTTTTGCATTATAAAATCTACGAACTCTAGGATGTCAGCTTGTATTGCTGGTGTTAATTTTTTAGACCCTGCCCTAATAAAAGCCTCACTTATGGCACACTTGGTTTTGCCTCTAGCGACTGCGTTCCAGTCCACATCTTTCTTTTGTTCCGCAGCTGGCCCACTAACTTGAGTGGGGTATGTTTGCTGTGCGGGTGGTGCAACTTTCGGCACCTCACCATCGGTAAGAACAGTGGCGTATGGGTAAGCTTTACCTGTGTCCTTTAGTTGGATAGAGAAGGGTGTACCTGGTGCCATTCTTGATAGAATTTCAGCCCGCTGATCGCTGTTCTTGATTCCCCATGTGTGCTCTATCATTCCTATATTAAAGTGATACTCAGTGTTACCATAGTTGTCATCATTTCCTACCTTTATAAAGGTGCAAGAGAAGACATCTCCTCCTTTGTGTAGCGATACTTTAAATTTTGTTGGCATATTTCCGTTGGTTAATGACCATATTATCTGTTTTGATGGGCAATAAATCAAAGGGAAATATTTTTTTCATCTTGACACTAGAATCTCTTTGTTGTTAGATATGGCACGAGATCATCTACCTCCTCCCTAAGTGGGTGCTTTGGGTTCTTCTCTATCTGCTTTGATAACTTAAGAGCTGCCTCATGCATGGTGGGCAAATCTCCATGTATCTGTCTAAACTTATATGAAAACTCCATCAGGACGTGGTAGTAATCGTTCATTATATTAAGGTTATTTATATTTCTTAGCTCTGGCCTTGTCTCTCGTCCCGCTAATGTTATTACGGTATCTATTTCTATTATAGGCATTCCTCTTTTCTTTATTTGTCTTGAGCCACCATTTCATGTAACTCTTTCTGTCTTGATACCGCTGTCTGATTGTGAACTCTAGAAATCCTATTTTTATTTGGAATAGAATCCTAAAGCACTCTTGGGTTTTTGAGTAACACATACTACACATACCTCCAGCATATTCACGCTTGGTCTTACGGCACTTATGGCATCTAATGTTTTTCTTTGCAGACATAAACATATTATTAAGGCTATTTATGATTATCGCACCACTCCTGCCAACAAACACGCCAGTGCATCTGGCTCTGTTCTTCAAGTCGTTTGAATTCAGCACAATCATTAGGGTGTTTTCTCATCATAAGATTCTCGAAGTGTGTGCATTCATTGCAGTGCTCCAGGTGCTTATTCCAACATAATTCCTGTGCTACTTGTACATTTAAATCTGACATAATATTTAGTTAAAAATCTCTTCAAGAGGAACACCAAGTGCGTTGGCTATTGTTCTCTTGGTCTTATGTTTTGGCTTATAATAACCATGAGCCGCGTTCCATACTGTCTGGTAGCTAATAGTATCCTCGTTGGCTGAAAGCATCGTCTCTTTGAACACCTCTATCAGAGGGATATGGTTGGCTTCTAGGTACTGTAATAGCTTTGTTTTTTCTTTGACTTCCATATTTGAAAATTGTAAAATGTTACCTGAGGCTCTTATATTAGCTTATAAAATATTAGATGTCAATGCCTTCTTCAAAAAAAGAATGTACTCACTGCCAAAGGGCGTTATTATTGAAATGCTTTTATGTCAGAATAAGGAATGGAGGAAAGCCTAGACTGAGAATGCCGTGCAAGGAGTGCCATGGAAAAATAATGAAAGACAACCATATAAAAAGGAGATATAAAACCAATAAAAAATGCAAATCCTGTGGTGGTATTGTAAAATACAAGAGAAGTACATTTTGTAGCGGGAGCTGTGCACAAACAGATAGATTTAAAAACCCTAAAAATCACCCATTTTGGAGAGGAGAAGATGGTAATACTTGTGCAATACATAAGTGGATAAACAAAGCTAAGGGTGGAAGACCACTAGTATGTGAATGGTGCGGGAAAGACCCAGGAAGAGGTAAGGACGGTAGATCTAAGATACATTGGGCTAATCTATCCGGTGATTACAAAAGAGAGCTTAATGATTGGGCGGCACTTTGTATCACTTGCCACACTAATTATGATAAACCATGGCTAAAAAGAGAAAGAGATTGGCATGGCAGATTAATATAAAATTATATGGATAACTCAACAGATATACAGGATAAGTTAGATAGGTTCTTAGTGGAATATGAATCCAACATCACCGCTTGGGCTAAGGCGAAAGCATTGCATGAAAAAAGCAGTGACATGAAAAAGGTTTCTCTTAATGTAGTTAAGTCATCCCTAAGTGGAACAAACGCGGCTAGAGAGATGGAAGCCTATGCTAGCAAGGAGTTCGCTGACAAGCAAAATGAAACATTCACAAATGCTTGTTTATTTTACTCACTAGATGCTAGGAAGAAGTTCCTAGAGATTTCTATTGACGTTCTAAGGTCAAAACTCTCTTTTAGTAAGACCATGATAAACTTAACTCAATAAAGTTGCAAAAATACAAAAAGAACTACCTAAAGGCAAATGGATTCTACCCTGGTGAGTTTATACCATGCGAGGAGTGTGGAGCAGAGGCAGTAGACATACACCATAAAACAAAAAGGAGTCAGTGCGGGTCAGATGAAGCAGATAACCTTATTGCCCTATGTCGACTACACCACGAGCAGTATCACAGATAGTCTTCGAACTTCCCTTTTCACCAATATCCGTAAACGGGGCCTATGCTACTGATTTTAAAACGAAGAGAAGGTTCAAAACAGCCAAATACACGGCCTTTACGAAAAACTGTGTACCTTATCTGCCTAAAGAAAGAATAAAGGGCCGTGTGGAGATTGAGTTGAATTTTTATTTTCCGGACAAAAGACGCCGGGATCTTGATAATTACATAAAATCGATGTTGGATACCCTGGTTCTCTACGGTGTAATAGAAGATGATTCAAATGTGCATAGGTTAGTGGCGGAGAAGTACTACGATAAAAACAATCCAGCTACTGTAATAAAAATAGTTCCTTTTAAGACAAAGGACGTGATATAGTTTCCTTGGACCGCACAACAATCGGCTTATGCCGGTAAGGAAAGTGGGACATGATATTTAACAATAACCGATAAAACTATGTCAGATGAAAAAAAGACGATACTCGATGATCTTAAAAAGATCGAAGAGACGAAGAAGAAGCGAGTTCTTGCCAAGATCCTTAAGACCATTAAAGATGATGCAAAGGAGGTTCTTATTACTAAGTACACTTATGGTCTTTATATGGAGGAACTTGGGATCGATAAAAAGGAGGCCAAGAGTATCATTGACTGGATTAACACACTCGTGGAGATTACTCCGGAAGATGAGAAAGAACTCAAGGAACTCGTACGAAGCGAAATAAGGGATGCAGGAAAACAAGTAGAGAAGAAAATAGAAGAGGCACCTTACCAGAATATGTTCGCGAACACTCTTACTTGTGATTCTCTATCAGGAGATTCTTTCATTGGTGCCGCTATCGGTGGTTCTACCACTACGGCGGGTACTGCCTGGAAGAATGATATTACTTGCTCTAACGGAGAATTCGAAGTAAAGTAAGTTTGATTTCTTGCATATAGAAATTTATAATTAAAAGCCACAACGGTCAGAGTCGGTATTACTGCCTACTCCTGGCTTTTGTGGTATAAAGAAAAATCCCCTTGCCTTTTCAAGCAGGAGGATTTAAGATGTTTTTGTATAAAGAAAACATGAATATTTTTACACACATCAACGGCAAGAGTCAAGCATTTCCTTCGGGAAGTGTCTTTTTTGTTGTGTAAAAACTAAATACTGAGGGATAAAGGCTGTAAGCTTAATCCACAATCCTCCCTCGGATGCTGCATAAGAAGTGGTGAAAAGGTCAATCTGTATAACGGGCAAACCTTTACTGTCAATATCGTTCAACTTAATTCACCTTGCGATATTGAATTACCCCGACCCATAATGACATGGTACTCGGTGAGAGTTGGTGATAGTAACGCTCAGAGAGAAAACTGATTAAGCGTACGAGGTAAGCTTTTAGTACCACTGTGTCCGGGCAAGTCTTAGTCCTTACCCCTTTACTACAGCAAGTGGTACTAGCTCGACGAGAATGTCGACTAAATCCCTTTGGTTCTCCATTACAGTAGATATGTCTTTATAAGCAGAAGGAGCCTCATCTAAATCTCCGACACTTCTTATCCCGTGAATCACACCCATATCATCTAATAGTTTCTTCTCAGCTTCTAAGTCTAATTCTTCCTTTGCCTTCTTACGAGACATCAATCTACCAGCACATTTAATTACTTGTTTCATTATTATTTAGGTTAGCTTCCACTGTTGATAAAAAAGCGTCTAATTGTGCCATTGTTACTGATTCATAGCCATCATTCCACTCTTTAATGGCGTTCTTAAAATTTTCAAAGTTTTCTTTTACTATTGGCTCTATGGTTTCGATATTGTGATCTTCGAATGGGGTAGGGCAACTACAGCCTGAGTCGGTAGCTGTGAATAGTCTCCCATCTTTATCTTTCCACACTAAATATATATCAAACTCATAGCTAAGATCCTTACTGAGTTCGGCTACTACCTCAAGCCCAAATTTTTCAGGACTGTAATAAATGTTATTCATCGTTTTCGTGGTTATTTAAATCATACACCTTAATCTTTTTCTTCTTAAAATAGGCTTTTAAGAAGGCCTCAGACGTTCTTCTGGGGGTTTGCTTACCAGATGTCCATCTCCATATTTGCGTAGCTGAGATCCCCGTTTCTTGTGCCACCTTATAAGCTGACATCCCTGATTCCTTTATTGTTCGTTCTACATTGATCATGGCATCATTTTTTTAATTAATTCTAACATAGCTTCACTGCCTTCACCCTCTTTTGGCTCTAGTTCATAGATCATACCCTTATCCATATCATAGGTAAGACACTCTGCTGTTCTGATATCTGGGTATAAGAACCTCAACTTAGACCAAGCACACTTCTTTAGTTGTTCATAGTAGTCCGCGACCAGCTTTCCTACTACAATAGTCACCTCATTTTTCAGCTCATCATGCAGTACATCTACCTCCTTATCTGTGAGATCCTTTAGTCTAGCCTTGACCCCGACCTCTTTCATCATTTTATTCATAGGTTTAGCGATCTCATCTACAAACCACTGTGGGACTTCACATCCCTGAAGGACTTTCCGACCCTCATATTTTCTTGGTACTTTCATAGTTTTTTGATTAGATTGATCTCTCTAAAGTGAGTTGTCTTTTTTTTCAATGTCATTTGCCCACCCGAATAGATGTAACATATCAAGGAGAATAAGGAGTCCCCTTATACCTTCACAACCCACATTAGAAAGATCAAAGTTTTTTTAAACTTGGGTAATTAAATAAAGCTTGGTTATTAGCGGCCATTATCTCTCCACTCCCATATTCCATATAAAGTTCCCCGTCACAAGACTCACACCATGCCCTACTGCCATGATGGGGCTCCCCAACACTCTCCCACGCATCATCTAGCCATCCCTCTTCGGTGCAATACTTACACTTTGACATCTTAACCTCTCCTACCATCTTCATCTCTGTACCACTTACATACTCACAACTCCCTCCACCAGCATTCTTCTTAATTTCAGACTTCTTGCACTCTTTTGAATGGCAAAACTGGTGTCTATTAAAGTCATATTTATGGTCTGTTACCTCCTTGTATTTAACACTATCGCAAGATGAGCAACAAAAGACCTTCTTAGTAAATTTATTCATTATATTAAAAGTTACTTCTTCTTCCTAGCCTTCTCGACCTTATTAAGAGCCTCCACCACCCCATGCATCATGTCTTGATACTCATCCACTAACTGTGAGTATCTATTGATGGTTGCGAAGTTTCCCTCCATCATAATCACACAAACTGGGAATACTAGGATAAAAAACCCTATCGAATATCTATTGGGTTCATATACTCCAAAACAATACAGGACAAATATGAGCATAAAGAATGAGACCGCAAATAGTGACAATCCATTTTCAAGTGGTTTTTTCATAGTATCTTGGTTAATTATTACGAGTGGTAATCCACGGTTACACATATCCAATTAGCCTTTGGCGTGTTCTCCTTTTTGAATTCTTCTGACATATTCTTAAGTCTCTTTTTATATTGCTTAATCGCTTCCAAAATATTCCCATCCCATGTCGTGTCTTGGTGAGCACATCCATTCCGAATCTCCGTAGAGAGCATGAACTCAGCCTCTCTCTTGTTTTTATCCTCCCAGTGCTTTTTAGCTATGATGACTCTTGAAGCTGTTAGATCCCTTGGTACATCTGAGAGCTTGCATGTGTCTCCATAGTCAGATTCATAGTGTTCGAACAGTGGACACTGCTTAACTGGTGAATCAGGGAACATTTCGTTCCACATCTTGTCCACCCTCTCAATTTGAGACTCTGGTTGTAGTGATTGCTTCCCGCACTGGAGACCGCTAACCGTGATCTTCTCTTTAACTAAAAGATCTCTGAACTCTTGTATTTTATCAGCTCCGAGCATTGCTTCGAGCTTAGTTCCCGCCCATCTCCCCCCTAAGACGTACCAATCCCAAAAAGCATGAGTATTGTCTTTTCCCTCTTCGTCAAACTGATCTAAGATTTGTGTTATAGCCCCCTCTACATTCTTGGTGGGTGGCATGATTATTTCTAAATGATGGTGCATAGTATTAAAATTAAAGTTGGTAAGTATATTACTCTAAAGTAGAGTATTGTCAATGTTTTATGTAGTTAAAAGTCAAATTCCAGCTGTAAGCCACACACTCCATCATCAGAAAATATCTTGAATGTACTACTTTCGTAGTTGTCAAAAAATAGACACCCTTTTCCGATCTGTTCGTGTAGCTTGTCTATTGCCTCCTTTTTAGATTCTGCCTCTATCTCCACGTCCTCCCAACACTCCATGAGTGCCGTTAGTTTATATGTTTTCATAATATTAAAGTTAGGTTATAGTGCATGGATAGCAGTTATCATGTCTCTATGGTGTTGAGAGTAGCTATTAATGTTGGTCTTAAGGGTCTCACGAACGAATTGAATCGTATTTAAGACTAGTTCATCTCTTTCTTGTTTGGTGCGGGGCTGTTTGTACTCGCTTGATACACCATAGGGTTGATACATATCAGTACCATGTATACCTGTTTTTTCGTTACTCATAGTATTAGAGTTATTAAATATTATTTAAGCGTGAGTGCCTTTGATCTCGATAAGCCTTATATCACCCGTCCATTCGAGCTCCTCGAGGTCTTTATCTATATAGACTCCAGTGGTTATTTGCTCCCAAAGCTCTAGCATTTCATATTCTGAACCATTGTAAACGGTGCCTGTATCGTCTGTTATTTCGAACATAGTATTTAAATTAAAGTTAAACTTGAGAGCTTGAGTGTTCAAACCCTCCTTGTCTATCTTTATAGTGCCTACATCTGATTAATCACTTGTCTAGTAGTCATCGCGTAGCCATGTAATCGCTCGCTCCTTATTAGAGAGGTCGTGGCGTTTAGACGCTCGTACTATTATATGATTAAACCCTTTCGGCTTGATAGAAATGATGTAAAGGAGCGGTTTAGCGGTGGTAGTTGTCGTGTACATGAGCCTAAGCTTTTGTAACGTTTACCGTTGCTTTTGTTCATTTGATTGAACGTGTAAGTACAATATACTAAAGTATACTAGTTGTCAATAGTAAGTTATAAAAGAAAATACAATGGTGCAAGCTCATTAGTTGGATAAATGGCTTAGACTAGCGTAGAATGAGTATGTTAAAGTAAATGAAAAAAACTCCAGTTATCTCTGAAGTTGTACAAAATCTCGGGCTTGAGTATAATGTATGTACCTTAACAGCCTAATTAATACCAATGCCAAAGCACACTAATGAACTAGCAACAGTACCTACTGGCGACAAGCTAAGTAGACAACAACAAGCCTTTTGTAGAGAGTGGATAGAGAATGGAGGTAATGGAACTAATGCGGGGCTTAAGGTATGGAAGACACAGACTGATAACTCTGCGGGAGCTATGGCAAGTAGAGCGTTAAGAAGCGATAAAATAGTAAAATACATAAGATATCTACTAGATACAGAGTACTTAAATAGTAATAAAGTAGACTTAGAACTATCGAAAATAGTTGTTCAGGACAAAGAATTGAACGCTAAGAACAAAGCTATTGATACCTTTAACAGACTACAGGGAAGGTATGAGACCGATAATAGACAGAAGGCTGTAACAGTGAATCTTATTAGACTCTAGGGTTGTTTTTCAGAGACAAAAGGGGTATAATTAAGACCTACCAACTAACTTTAAAAACTATGCTTAATGACAATGAAATAGCCCTTAAGTACGGGGTGAACCGCTCTACAGTAGGAAGGTGGCGCAAGAGTGGGGAGCTTGCAACAAAACTAGAGGAAATTGATGTTGCACAGGATGTTGCGCAACACGATGCAACATCAAATGTTGCAGAAAATGTCGTACCAGATGTTGCAGATGTTGCAGGCTTAGATCTTTGCCAGAACTGTGGCTCAATTACCGACAATCTTGGAAGGCATGAAGTAAGGGAAGGGTTGTGGTGTGCTTCGTGCTGTGTTGCAAACAACAGACTCAAAAGTAATGACGAGCTACAGAGTGAGATAGACATCAACTCAGAGAGGCAGAGGAAGGAGATTTATGGATAGTCCCCACAGAGCTCGCCCCCATAGCACTAAGAGCCCCCAGAGGGAGCTAGAGGCTTGTTAGAGAGTAGTATAGAGAGAGCTATAGAGTGTAGAGAGTAAGCTATCTATGCTATCCAAGGGGGTGGGGGAGGGGCATGAGCCCAGTGCTTAAGGTACCATCTAGTCCCCCTTAAATTATTATGCAATATTCCATTCTTATATAAGATCTATTGACTTTGTGTACATAATTTGATAAAATCTACTCATGTTAGTAAGAGACTTTAGAAAATACCTGGCTAAACACTTGAAGGCTATCCGTGAAGGAGAGGCTTTAGAGGTTGGGGATATGCTGATAGGGAGGATGCCCGAAGACACTCCCGGGTATGCGGTTCCATCAAAAGATGCCGAAGTAAGTATTAAGGTCCCGAAGATGAAGGTCCCTACTGAGAAGAATCTATCCGATCACTCAACCAATTGTCCGTGTTGTCGTAAACAAAAGAAATAATGGGATATTTAGCTAACTTAGAGGCACTTAGAGGAAAGGAACCTGTCAGGAAACTGACGGAGAAGGAGATTAATAGAGCCTTATATAAGAAAAGACCTGGTAGTGGGAATATGGTTGTTCTTAAGAAAGAGGAGCCTCATTCAATAGCCCCCTCTAGTCTTGAATGTGATGGTCTTAAGAGTGTTTTACCGAAGGAGTTTAGAGAGCAGAAAATAAGCAAAGAGAAGAAAAAGGATAAAGCAAAATATCTTAAAACCGAGCGATTCTACTGGCATGACAAGCCTATAAAGAAGGATCGTTGGGAAATATAAATACTATGAAGAAAATACTAATAGGAATTGCTATTGCAGGAGCACTCGCTGCTATCGCATACGCTGATAGCAAAACTGTCCGCGATTTTACCTCAGCCACTGTTGTTACTTCAGTAACCGTTATTGAATAATGAAAAAAGATATAAAAAGAGTTATCAGAGATAATATTTACGGGAACAACTTCACATTTATGGTATGCTCTGCGAAAAAGATGAGAAACCAGCTTCTCAGGGACTTCCCTGAAATAGATTCTGTCGAAGAGTTTGCCACTGGCGACGGGAGCTGTATAACCATCACAAACCCGAAGGGGAAGAAGAAGGTGTATCTATGGTTAGAAAAATTTGACTGGCTAATAGTAGACCAGGGTGTGCTAACCCACGAAGTACTCCATCTGGTGTTTGAAACCATGAGGACTGTCGGCATCCACTACGAACACACCCACTACAATGTTAATGAGGAAGCCTTTACCTACTACTACCAATATGTTTACCAGATGATATTACATGAATTAAAAGACCTTAGATGAAAAAATCACTCACATATCAGGAGATCTTAGATAAAAATCCGGACCAGGAGGCCGCGAGTGATTACAAAATGAAGTTTAATACCAAGAAAATACAAAGAGACCCTAATTATAGATGGGGACGTAACTGGAGAATTAAATAGTCTGGTGATCGAATCCTGCCCAGATAACCTTGACAAGCGTAAATTAATAGTATATATTAGTCTACTAACCTTAAACAATCATGAACCTCACAACCAAAATAGCCCTAACAATACTATTCGCACTATTAATGTTTAATCCAATTAACTTTTAAATATGGAAGATGAATGTGATATCTGCGGGGAGCACACCAGTTTGGTAGTTAATGACTGGCAGAAGATTTGTGCTGATTGCAATGATGAGATAGATTAATTTATACTAAATGAAGAAACTTAAAACATTTGAGGAGTTCACCAAGGACGCAGAAGCATATATCAAAAATGATGATGCTTTTATGCCTAATGAGTCTGTTGTTTATGCTATGGCTAATATGTTAACTGCTATTAAAGAAGCCATTGAAGAGATACAACAGAACACATCTTTTAAGTGTGAGTGTGGTTGGCATTTAGCTAAAGGGGAGACAGTTTGTCCTAATGAACATTGTAAAGAATTAGATAAGATAGGAGAGCTAAGTTGTAACAAAAAGGGTGCTATAATTAATCTTAAGGCTATGCCGTTGGTTATGTCTACGAAGGAGATAGCAAGATGGTGTGAGCTTACCGATGAAGAGCTTAAAGATTATAATATAGACCCAAGGCAAATTAGGAGATTAAATAAACAATTTAATAAAAAACTATGAAATTCCTACTCCTAACAATCACTGCTATAGTCCTTTTATCAGGATGCACAACCAGTGAAGAGGTAGTAATTGGAAGACCAACTTACACCTTCCGGGAAATGTGCGATAGCGTCGGATTCAAGGTTCACTTTGATAATTTGGGACACCCTTTTTGTACTAACTACTAACCTTTAAAAAACCATGACTAAAGAAATACTAGGACTCAAAGACATCTGTAAAACCTTAATCGGAAACGAGAAGGGTGAAACCAGTGAATACTTCAGACGAAGAGCAATGGAGATTACAAGCATCCAGAGGGTTCTTGATAACAAGCCAGACGTTGAAACAATTGAAGCTGTTAGAGATAGGCTATTTGAGTTTATACAGACGGCAAAGGAAGTTCCTAACCTTTAACCTCACAACTATGAAAGAACTTACAAAGCAATGCTCAGTTTGTGGCAAAGAAATTAAGGTTACTGTAGCTGAAGATAAAACCTATATAGGCGGTCATCACTTTGGAAAAATCGTAGAGGGAAAGGAATATTGGGAATGTAATGAATGTTTTAACCTTTAACTAAACGAGATGAAATACCACAAATTAAAAATCGAAATGGAACACTTGAAAGATATTGTTATAGGGGTGAAGACTTGCGAAATCAGAAAGAACGATAGAGATTATCAAGTAGGCGATTACATCTTCTTTGAAAATAAAGGCTGTGATTTCCCATTAAGCTACTACCTAATAACCCACGTTTTACGTTTCCCGAAAGGATTAAAAAAGAACTATGTGGCATTATCAATTAAGCCAATAAGATAACCCCCAATAAAATGGCAATAAGAATTAGAGAAGTCGACGGTAAAACCACAGCCCTTTGTGCTGCCCAATACCCATCCAAAGAAGGAGACATATACTTAGATGACGTGGTTGACCGCGCCTTGAGACAAAAATTTATTGCAGATTATAGAGAAGAAGGATTAATTAGGTAACCCAATCAAATGCCAAATAAACCAAAAGACTACGAATACGAATACGAACCTCAATTAGAAGAGGTAAGAGAATCACCAGAAGAGAAAAAAGAGAGAGAAAGAAAAGAGGCTGAGGAGGCTGTAATTAGGCAGTCAATTTTAGATATTTTAAATCAATGATTGTTCTTTCAAATCATTGTGTAAGTGACCGACCCGTCTAGCTATCGGACTGACGCAAAGGGCATACGTTACATAGTATGAGTCCCCTAAACCGTATGCCGTAAGGCAATAGTGAAATATTTGCTCGTGTGATGGGAATATGCGGTTAGTTGAAATACGAAAAGCAATAAAGATATTCGAGCGGTTCTGCTTTGAATTGGGAGGCGGGAGCTAGCCCATCCGACGTAAATCGAATATCCTTCGCCTCTCAGAGGTCTTACACAATGTTAATGAGAGAATAATCAACAACAATTAAACACATGAAAGACTTTTGGACAACAGCACAGGGAAAAAGAATCCCCTACGCACAGCTTGAGGATGACCACCTTCGTAATATTATTAAGGACGGCTATCGTAACCCTAAAATAATCGAAGAGGCAGATAGGCGAGGATTTACGTTGCCAGCACGAGCCATTGAAAAGATGATGCTTAAAAACCCACTAGAGTTATTAACCTACCTTGAGTCCTTTGCTAGTTGTGCTTTGAGTGGAAATGAACTTGGGGAAAGAATGACTAAATTGTGGGAAGAGGATAAACCTTTGTTTTGGCTAGAATTTAATGCCTTTTTAGAACGTAATAAAGAAACATGAGTCTAGAGACACCACATCCAAAGAGCATAGTAAGAACTTTGATATTATTGATACTCACTGGGGTCACAATAGGTGGAGCTATAACTTGTGTTGATGATTGCCTGTATGGAGAAACAAGAGATGAACTTAAACGTAAATTAAATCTTAATTAAAACTATGAATCTATGGGATTGTTGCCCTATGTGTGGGTCATTAAACACAAATCAGGAAGCAAATAATATATCTATTTGTAAGGACTGTGGGTTTGAATTTGTAAAGGGTAGGGTTTATTATTCAGAACTAGGCGACCTTGGTAAGTGGTAATTTTAATTACTAATAAGAAGTAATGAATGAGTGTTGCGAAAAAACGGCGAGAACATTTTTATTCTATTCAATGACTGACAAACGGATAAGCAGAATCAAAAAAATTATTGATAACTTAAAAATAAATACTAGAATATCAGCTAAAAATTTAAGAATATCTACTGGATATGGGGAAAAATCAAGTCCTACATTTACAAATGACATGATTGAAATAAGAAGATATTATAAAGCTATTGGAATGGATTTGGCTCAATTGCATTATTCAGGAAGTGGACATACATGGGTATATGTACTGACAGACCCATCAGGATGGGAGGACATTAACCGTATAGTGATAGCATGATAGTGATAGTAAAATATTAATTTAAATTAAATAACCAAATGAACACACCCAAACAACAACTAGAGTCAATGCACTTCACACTGAGAGGTTTGAAACTTTCAGCGGAATATCGTATTCAACGAATCCGAAGACTAGTCGGTAAAACGATAATGTGTAAAACCGATAAGGAGAAAATGATGTGGAACAGAATCAATGACATAAACCAATTACTCTGTATGACAGGCTCACCTAACGGAGCAGAACAATGTGATGCTGATATGGTACGTGAGAGGCTTAAGAGACTACTTGAAGACCAAGATTATGCTGGAAATCCTGAAGTTTATCCTTATCCTTTAACTTAGAAGATTATGAATCGTGAAATTAAATTCAGAGGTAGGTGTGTAACAGATGGTAAATGGATATATGGCCATTACATAAAGACTCCAATAACAGCGGAGTTTGAATGTGAGGGGCAGTTTTTCGACACGGGGGTTGGTAGGCACTGTATAATCCAAGACGGAGTTGCCCACGAGATTGACACAGAAACGCTTGGTGAATTCACAGGCTTAAAAGACAAAAACGGTGTTGAGATTTATGAGGGGGATGTGGTTAAATCAGATTTAAGTAAAAACTATCAAGTATCTTGGGGTGAGGGGGCTTGGGAATTGGCGGGCTGGAGGCTATGTTCTGAGACGGCAAAGCAATGTGAAGTAATCGGAAACATCCACGAAAACCCTGAACTTTTAACAAAACAACCATGTCCAAACTCCAACTAACAAAATCAATCAAAATCCTAGAAGATATTGAAGCTAAAAAGGATGAGCGATATGAAACAGCCCGTCAATGGAGGATTTCTATTTATTTGATATTGGAAAACCATGAGGGTGTTGAAGATAATTTGTCTGAGATGATATATAATGATGTAACCAAATTGGATAATGAATAGCTTTAAAAAATACTTAAAATCAAAGGGATGGAGAATGATATTGAGAATAAAAATTCTTAAATGGAAGTACTCACTGTTAGCAAAGATTGGTTTATGTAAACATGAAGGAACAATGGGTGAACTTGGAGATAAGATGTTCTATTGCCTATGGTGTGGCACAGAGGTTGAGAATGAAGATTACAAACTAGAACAAAAGGCAATCAAGAAATTTAACTTAGAATAATGAATAAAAAACCAGAATCAACCATCAACAAACGCTTAGAAGAGGAAGCCTATAAGCTCCTTAATCAAGCTGAACAGAAAGAGGTAGTGTATCTACAGAATGAACTGAAGGCTATTGTTGAGCAAAGAATCCCAGAGGCAAGTACATCACTAAGAATCGCCGTAGGGATTAGAAGGAGACTGAAGGAAATATTTGAATTACTAAATAACTATGAAATTCACGATAGAGATTGAGGCTGAGTGTGAAGACGGTGAGAATAGACTAGATAGTCTAAAGCACCGTGAAAAACTACTAGAGACACTACTTGGGAAGCCAAGGCAGGAGATGTTGAGGGAACAAGTAGAGAAATCTATAAGCTCTGAGCTTGAAAAGGTTAAAAAAGAGATAAGAGATATACTAAGAAAAGCATTTGATAATATGTAGGCTTTTTGACTTTGTAGACTGTTTTTGCTATTATATACAATATGAAAAAGAAGCAACTGGGCATAGTTGATTCTTCCTCGCCAGACATGATAGGGATTGAAGGCAGGTTAATCAATAGGAAGGCTATCGGCCCCAAAGCACTTAAGGAAATCGATAAGAACTGCGCAAAAATGCAAAAGCATGAAAAGCGTTGTCTTAAGGCTGCGACTAAAGTTTTACGGCCACCATCAAAAATAAAGACATGGGCTAGAAGACTGGCTCTTGGTGTTTTATTGATGCCCGTAGCCCCAGTAGTTGCGACTATAGGCTCATGTATACCTCAACAGAAGCCGGCAGTAGCTGTATGTGAACCTACATTGGATCGAAGTTGGTTAGATCACCCTGAAGATGCTGAGGCTCTTAAAAAGGAGCTTTTTAGCTATTTCTTAAAGCATATTGATGAACACGTCCCTTCTAATATTACCCCTATAGACAGGGGCGGTAAACTGCTTACGAGTTCCTTTACGTATCGTGGTGTGGAATTCATAGCGGTATTTTATTATCTCTATGAAGATACAAAAGATGGCTTCTCAGGTTCTAGTCTTAATATACAAATAAGCGAGGGAGGATTTGAAGAGCAGCTCAAGATATTCGCCAAAGATAAAGGCATTAAACTTTAATCTATGTTAAGCAAAATATTTCATTTAACTAAAATACTATGGCTTTTATCAAAATAGACTTAAGCAACGGTGAGATTATCGAAGGCGGGCTGGATTCTGTCGAGGACAGTATGGAAAATCGTGATACCGACTGCGACAGAAGAATCCCTTTGCCCGAATTACAAATCGTTGAAGTCGAACAGACTAGAGATAGGCTGGAGGAACTCGCCGATGATGTAAACCAAATGCCAACATAGTATACATAGCTTTTATCTATGTATATATAATCCAATAATCTATGGGTAGCTTAAACGACTTAGCGGAAATACTTTACAGGGTGGAGGAAGATGCCACGGAAAGAAGGTGTCCAAAAAGGAAATTCTACTCACATAGCAGGAGAGAGAACTTGGTCTTTCTGATAGACCAAGCAGAAGTAGATTGTGACGAATATGATGTGTTAATCGACATAATTAGACAACAAACATTTAAATTTATACTTAACCGCGAATGGACAGGTGAAAACGATGAAGAATGAATCTAAACAATTAGTGGCATCCTCTCAGGAGGCATTAGGAATGATCTCTAAAAGATTCAATGATATTAAGATGACCAGAGATATGCTTGTGATTGCACTAGCTGAGGATGACAAAGCACTTATGAGCCTACTTACATTTAGATTAAAAATATTGCTTATTAGACAGAGTGTAGAAATACCAAATAAGAATCCGATGGGGTTCATAACTAAACAATAATATGAGAAAAGTAGACAACCGTAACTTAGTAGAGCAGACAGCCTATTCTTATTATCCTAACGGAATATACAAGCACTGGGGAGAAACTGGCTATGACACCAGAAGGGATTTCTTTAGGTCTACTTACCAGCATGGAGATAAACAAACAGTTGAATGGACAGAGGGAACTATTGTTAGGACACGAGAGGAGATTATGGAGTTAGTTAAATGTAATAGGGATAAATCCACTAAAGCTGTATTCAAAACCAACCCTTATACTTAACCCCGATAATATGTCTTACTCAAAGCAACCAGAAGCCCAGCCGATTATAGAAGAAATGGAAAGCAGGATAGACCAATCGCATGAGAGAATATTGGTAACAAAAAAAGAATTGAAAGAACTAGTAGGTGTTAGAAATGAAGTCGCTTGCGTTTTAGGCGATACTCACTTCCCCTATGAAGACAAAGAGGCTATAGAGCTATTTTTCGCATGGCTTAAGGACAATAGAGATAGGATCTCAAGAGTCTTCTTTAACGGCGACATGATAGACAACCCATCCCTTAGTAAATTTGTTCAAAATCCACGAGATAAAGATGCCAACGTCACAGTTGGGCTTAATGCCATGAAAGGTTTCATGGAAGAATTCCGCGAAATAACTGAGTGTCCTACTTATTATATTCCTGGGAATCATTGCCTGAGACTGGAAGCGTACCTAAAAGCCAAAGCCCCTGAGTTGTACGATATAGTCAAGCTCCCTGAGTTATTGGATCTGGATGAATTTGACATTAAATGGATTCCTGCCAAGAAAGATGCTTTTGTACAATACGGAAAAACACTGATTGGACATTTCAATAAGGTGAGTAAGCATTCAGCTTATACAGCCAAGGGTTTGACGGAAGATTTCCCAAGCTACAATATCGTCCAAAACCATACCCACAGAAGAGGTCTTTATTGCAAGAATGGCATCTGGGCGGTTGAGAATAGTAATCTGGCAGATGTAAAAAAGGCTGGTTACATAGGTGGAATACCAAATTGGCAGTCTGGTTTTATGGATATAAACACGGATGAGGAAGGTGGTCAGTTGCCAGAATTCATCAGGATTATTGGCGGGAAGCTTTATTTCAGAGATGATACTTATGAATAAACTAAGTGAGTTTAAAGGGTATACTAAACACTGGCTTAACAAGCTGGGGATTGGTCATATAGAAGCTCGCTTTGAGCGAGGGTGTTCTAAAGACGCTAATGCTGAGGTGGAATATGATGAGGATTCAATGATAGCTACATTCAGCCTCGCAAAGCGATTACATAAAGATGTTTCTATTAATAGGCTTTCGATCCATGAATGCATTCACGTAATGATGACTCCGTATGAAGAAGCCCTCAAGAGAGGTGACTTTGATAAAGCCATTGAAGAAGAGCATAAAATCATCGGAAATCTGATAAATCTCTTGCTTAAGGAATGAATAGGAAGGCTAACTAATATATTGATAAGTAAGTAGCCGTGCTGTATCATTAGAATATGGGCACTAAAGCGTGTAAGCACTGTGGGGTCAAAATAAAAAACTACAACAATACTAATAAGTATTGCCCATCTTGTCGTATATCTGAAACCAAGGCAATCGTTAAGAGGTGTCAAGAAAAAAGAAAAAAAGAAAAGCCTGAGCACATAAAAGCAGTTTGGAGAAAGTGGTACAACTCACTGGACAGGAAGGAGAAAGCTAAAAAACATAAAGCTTGGTACGATAAGTACATACGGACATTCGAGGGTAGGAAGAAGCATATGTACGTATTAATTAAAAATAGAACTTCTTTTAAGCCGAAGTATAAGCATGTAAAATTACTTATTAATCGTGAGGAATTTTTAAATTTTATTAATAGTGATAAAGATTACCAATCTGTATTTTCAGCATGGGAAGAATCTGGTTTTCAAAGAAAATACTGTCCGACTATTGACAGGATAGATAGTGGTAAAGATTATTCATTGGACAATATACAAGTATTGTCTCTTTCGGATAACTGTAAAAAGAAAAGACATAGTTATTAATCAGCTCTTAAGGCTTTTAAGGTAATTCTCTGTAGTGCGGGTCACAAGAGCAGGATAAAAATAGTAGCCTAGAAAAATATTTGTGATAGTATATCGGTATGGAGCAAAACCTACCACTTCTACAACTAAGAGATTACCAGTTGCCACTATGGAGGCACATACAGAACGGTGGTAAGAGGGCTTTTTCGCTTTGGCACAGGCGTTGTATTGCAGAGGACACACCTATCGCTATGTCAGATGGGTCTTTTAAGAATATACAGGATATAGAATCTGGGGATATGGTCCTTTCTTATAATGGAGTAGAGCTTGAGGAGGACACAGTAGAGAGGCTGTGGGCAAATGGGGAAAAAGAAGTAGCAGACTACAATGGACTATTAGCCACTCCAGACCACCAGGTTTTGAATTATAGGAGAGTGGGGTATTGTGACATAGATAAAGCATCACACCTTGTTAATGGCGGCGAGCTGTCATTTGGTGGGGTTCATGATACTGAGCTAGCCGAGATTCTAGGTCTCCTGTTGTCTGATGGTTATGTTAGGAAAAACCAGACACCTAAATTCACAAATGTAGACCCAGATCTTATAGATCGCTTTATATCCCTTGTCGAAAGAAGATTTCCAGAAATAAGACCAAAAAAGAGAGAAAAAGGAAATGGTTGGGACGTACATTGTTATTTAAAGAAAAAAACGAATTTTCATATATTAAGGAAGTACTTCATAGACTCTAATGAGATGCCGGATATTATCTGGGATTTAGATAGGGAGAGCACACTGGCATTCATTAGCGGTGTTATAAGTGGCGATGGCTCTATATCCTACAGGGAGACGGCCGCACCGAGAGGTGGGCTATATCAGACTGGAGCTATGGTTATTGAGGCAGGCATATCACCTGGTTTAGCGGAGAAATACAGATTACTCCTTTTAAAGTTTGGAATTAGAGCAAAGATTAAAAAAGACCCAAGGCACAATAACCATAGAGTATTTTGTTATTCGCTAAGAGATGTGGGTAGGCTAAGTGGGATAAAAATAGCATCCAAGCATAAGATGGAAAGATTCAATAGAATAAAGCCATCTAGAAAGCGTTTTAATAATATGAAAAGAGACAAGGTAAAAAAGGGAGCAAGTGGCAGATTAAAGGTGTATGATTTACAGGTAAAAAACAACCACAGCTATGTAGCAAATGGGTATATAGTCCATAATTGCGGTAAGGATATTACTCTGTTCAATCTGATGATCTACAAGGCCTTTGAGCGTAGGGGGATCTACTATTATATGCTACCCACACTAACCCAGGCGAAGAAGATCATATGGGATGGTGTTACGAACGATGGAATGAAGTTCCTGGAATATGCACCACCATCGATCATAGCCAACAAGAATAATACGGAGCTCAAACTTGAGCTTACAAATGGATCAATCATCCAACTTATCGGGACTGACTACTATGACAGTGTCCGTGGTACTAACCCTGTCGGATGTGTTTTCTCTGAGTATGCGTTCCAAAACCCTATGGCATGGGAGGTCGTAAAGCCGATCTTAAAAGTTAATGGGGGGTGGGCTGTTTTCAATTCAACGCCAAATGGAAAAAATCATGCTTGGGAACTATTTACAATGGCAGAGGAGAACGAAAATTGGTTTACAGAAAAACTAGCTATTACAGATACCGGAGTTCTAACAGAGAAGGATATGGAGGAAGAAAGGAAGGAGGGGATGAGTGAGGAGATGATCCAACAGGAGTACTACGTTAGTTGGGATATTGGGACCCTTGGTTCTTACTATGCGAATCACGTTAACGAAGCCAGGGATGACGGAAGGATATGCAATGTGCCGATCGAGAAGAATGTTGTCGTTGATGTTTATTTTGACCTAGGTAGATCAGATTCAACAGTTATGATATTTGTCCAGAGTATCGGAAAAGAGATTAGGATAGTTGATTGTTATGAAAATAACGGAGAGGGGGTGGACCACTATCTCGGTGAATTGGACAATAAGGACTTCCGTATCGGACGACTATTTCTACCGCATGATGCTACCTATAGAAAGATGGAATCGAATAAAACAATTGAAGAACAATTCAGAGAGGGGGGGTTCCAGACAGAGATTATCGAGAAAATAGGGATTCAGCACGGTATACAGCAGGTAAGAAAGATCTTCCCAAGGCTGTGGTTCGATAAGGAGAAGACTTTCCCACTCGTTAAAGCTCTTGAGAACTACCATGCTGAGTATGACGAAAAGAGGCGTACCTTTAAGAATACCCCAAATCACGATTGGTCGAGCCATTTTTCGGACGGAATGCGGTATCTCGGTATAGGGTTTAGGGAAAAGATAATACGACCTAAGTTCGCTGACACGGGCTTTGATCCTTTTGCTGCTATCTAGCTTGACTCCGCGCGGGGAGTGATGCTACGATATTCGTGCTATGAAAACCTTTTCGCAAAATCATCAATGGGATAATTGCGAACAGAACCACTTTAGTGGGTAGTCTTTCATTGTATTAAAGTTACTAAAAAGCCTTTCCACTTCTGCGGAGGGGTTTTTTGGTTTTATAGGTTGTTGTCTGGGACAAAATGAGTCTCCAAAATTCATTAGCTCAGTTCAATCCTGAGACAGCCTGCCAAATGGAACGTTAGACAAGAGGCAAGTCAGCAGATTGCAAACCTGCTTACCTCGGTTCGAATCCGAGACGTTCCTCCAAGGGGTGTTAGCCAAATGGCCAAGGCACAGGATTTTCATTCCTGATATTGCGAGTTCGAGTCTCGTACACCCTTCCAATAATGCCCAGCGGTGTAGGGGTTGCACGTCTGACTTTGAATCAGAAGATCGATGGTTCGAATCCATCTTGGGCATCCATGGTGATAATAGTGTAACGGCAGCACGGGAGGTTGTGATCCTCTCAGTCCGAGTTCAAGCCTCGGTTATCACACCATAATTAGGAGTGGTGAAATGGTATCACGGATGACTGTTAATCATTTATTGTCGGTTCGATCCCGACCTCCTGAGCCAGGTCTATTCATATATAGGTATTATGTCCCGTTGTCTGCGGGAACAACAGAGTTCGATTCTCTGATAGATCGCCATTAAAACATTTGACTTCTATCACATATCTGTGGTATAGATAGAACAGCTTCCAAGCTACTTAACTCCACTAATGCTACAAATTATACCTGCCATTACCAGAATGAAGAAACGCCCGTTTACAGTCGGGAGTTTCGTGGTAGGTACATTGAGTTAACTAATAAGTCCACACTTATAACAGCTCAAAAACTTACCACTAAATATAGTTGGTAAGCTTTTTGGGTTAGTAGCTAAGTTGGCATAGCGGGTGGCTTTTAACCACTGACACGCTGGTTCGAGTCCAGTCTAACCTTCCAAACCCTGGAAGCTCAATGGACGAGCAAATGACTTCTAATCATTAGGCTGTGAGTTCGAGTCTCACACAGGGTACCATGCGAGATAAACATAAATGGTGATGTACGGGGTTTCCAACCCTGAAAAACGAGTTCGATTCTCGTATCTCGCTCCAATAAGCCTATCTAGTTAAACGGTATAACGATGTCCTTGTAAGACATATTTCTCAGTTCGATTCTGAGGTTAGGCTCCATATCGAGTGAAAGCTAATCTAGTGAAAGCGTCGTGTTGAAGCCACGAAGAGGTTGGGGCGGAACCAACTCACTTGACCAAGCTCCTTTAGCTCAGAAGAAGAGCAGCGGTGTTACATACCGAAGGCCGGGATTGCAAAATTCTCAAGGAGTACCAAAGTGCCATAGTGTAACGGCAACATGTCAGTCTCATAAGCTGGAGTTCGCGGTTCGAGTCCGCGTGGCGCAACCAAACCCTGTTAGCTCAGAGGAAGAGCTCCGGTCTTCGGAACCGGGATGCACAAGTTCGAATCTTGTACAGGGCACCATCGTCCATGAGCTCTAGTTGAGCTACGAAATCTTATATATTTCGGGGCAGGGAGCAAAACCCTGATGGACAACCATAATGAGTATGACGGTCTAGTTGACCTAAGAAATCTGATAAGTTTCTTGTGCAAGGGGCAGAACCTTGATACTCAACCAACGGTGTATAGCGCAGATGGTAGCGCGCCCGGTTTGGGGCCGGGAGGTCGTAGGTTCGAGCCCTACTTCACCGACCAGGGGTTGTAGTGATAAAAGTAGCACTTCCGTTTTGCAAGCGGAGAGACTGGGGGCAGTACCCAGCAATTCCACCATTTTAAAAAGTATGATACAATAAGACCAATGAATAACTCATATTTATATCTCAGTTCACTTTTGTCTCTGCCTGGCAGGTGTTTTGACGATAGATCCTGGAGTTATTAATTAAAAGATAGATCTAAAATAGAGCACCTGACAGCAAACAGGTGTTTTTTTATGCACTCGTAGACCAACTGGTAGAGTCGCTTGGCTTAGACCCAAGATGTTGCGTGTTCGAATCACGCCGAGTGTACCAAGCTCCCATAGCCCAACTGGTAGAGGCAAGCGGCTTAAAACCACTGTGTTCCCTGTTCGAATCAGGGTGGGAGTGCCAAGGGTAGATTGGCTGAGTCTGGCCGAAGGCGATCGTCTTGAAAACGATAGGGTGTAAAAGCTCCCTGGGTTCGAATCCCAGATCTACCTCCATGGAGAGTGAACCCACGAAGAGTGGGGCATCACTGCTAATGATTGCGACGTGAAAGCGTTATGGCGCAAGTCCATCTCTCTCCTCCATGCCAGAATAAGAACTAAAGATGTATCAGCTGTCTGTAAAACAGTTGCCGAAAGGTGAGCCTGGAGCGTTACCAGGATCTGGCGCCAATTAATTTTTACTTTTGCTTAATGTGTGTTATCGTGGTATAGCGAAATCCGTGCGTTACAGGAGCCCAGAAAACCTTAACGCTCTTTTTTATGGCTACCAAAAAAATTGAAGAAAATAGAATAACTGTAGATGCTCCAGACTATTCTGATGCGGAGAAGCAGTTCAGAACCAGGATCATCACAGAGATGAACAAATCTAAGGATCAACGTTCTCAGTCTCATCCTGAGTTTGATGATATGGATTATATTACTTACTGGCAGACAAACGCGAAAGCTGGTAACGCGTATATCCCACCCAAGGTGGATGAACAGGATATAAGAACGACATCTGGGGCCACTCTAGAAAAGAAAAACACACTTTTAACCTCTATTCTGAATCTTAACCTTGAGCCAGACATCGAGGCTTTTAACAGGGAAGATAGACACGTTGAGGAGCTAGGGACTGTAATGGAGGATATGATTAAGAAATCTAGAAAGATCGAGGATTACGATGAGAAGCGTATTGGCTTTTATAACGAACTACTCACACAGGGGACCGTTTTTGCAGAGGAGAGGTATGTCGAATATCAGCTACCAAATAAGGAGATGGAAACCTTCGGGCTGGACGACGTATCAAAGATGAAATGGAAGAAAAAAATAGCTACTGTATATAAGGACTGTGCTTCGTCATTGGTGATTGGTCTGAATGTATATCTAGGGAATATTAGAGAAAAAGATATCCAGAAACAGCCATTCGTGGTTCTCAGAAGATTGATATCTCGCCCAGAAGCTAAGGCTACATATGGTAAATGGGACAGATTCAAAAATGTACCATTCCATCTAACTGCGACAACTGGACAGGAGGAAGTTGACAGTGTCCCTTATAATGATTGGACATTAGAGTCATTCCAAAGTGGGATGGTGGAAGAGATCAGGTATATGAATCGATGGTCAAATGATCTGATGATTATGCTTAACGGGGTACTAATGTTCCCTGTAAGAGAAGACGGGACATTCCCACTTTCTTCTGTAACTGGTGCAAAACTATATCCTGTTGCAATGGGACGAATAGAACCGATAACAAACTTCGCGTATGGAAAATCAATCCCAGCTAAAACAAAGGTCGACCAAGCTCTCTTCGACGAAATGCTTAAAGCTTTGGTTATCAAAACACGAAAATCTTATTACCCCCCAATGGCAAACAATACCGGGCAAACACTCTCGAAGAGGGTTCTATGGGCTGGTAACATCGAGGAGGGTATTAATCCAGACAGACTCCAACCTATTGGAGATAATAATGGTGTTTCACAAGCCGAATTCAACGCTATCGGGTTTGTAAAACAAATCATTGATGAAAAATCGGTATCTCCTATTATGGAAGGGATGGCACAGAAGGAAAGACAGACAGCCCGTGAGATTATTGAGCTTAAACAGCAGTCAATGATGAAGATGGGCCTAGCTATCTCTGGGGTTGTTAACTTTGAAAGACAGCTATCTAAACTAAGACTATACAACATCCTTAAGAACTGGACAGATCCTATCGAAAGAGGTATTGGTGAGACATCCAAAGACGTTTACAGAGTTATCACTGTAGACACTAGTTTCGAAGACGGACAGGATGGGCAAAGGGTTATCGAATTTACCGAGGATCTACCAACGGATGAACAGGTGTTCGCGGAAGAGAAAATTATAAAACAAGCTCGCGGTAAGAATGTAAGAAAAAACTACATCAATCCTACGATGCTTAGGGGAATCGACTATATATGGAACATGGAAATCACTCCTACTCCGAAAGATACGAATGCACTACGGCAAGCTCAGTTTGAAGAGAGCGTACAGAAAGCACTTGCCATATTCGCGCCATTTGGGAAAATACCTAACCTAGATTATCTAGGGCTACGATGGGCAATTAACGCAGGTGAGAATCCAGACAAGTTCTGGGCTCAGTCACAAGCAGCCGGGTTGCCCCCTGGGTTACCTCAAGGAGGTTCAGCTGGGCCACCGTCTCCTGGAGGGCAACCTAAAACACCTCTACCAAGTGGTGAACTCTCAGGTCAGCTTACTGGAGGGGCAGCTTTGCCAAGGCCTAGTGCAGGAGCTATGTTAAATCAATAAAATACGCCTTCGACAACAACTATCGATAGGCGTATAGTGGTTATGTATAGTAACCACAAGGATTATGAATGAGATTTGGAAGACAGTCAAAACAAAGCACATTGAAACTTATTGTGTTTGGACTAATATGAGAGCCAGGTGTAAATACCCAACACACATAAATTATAAACATTATGGTGGAAGAGGTATAAAGGTGTGTGATAGGTGGTTGTTTTTTAGTAATTTTTATAGTGATATGTATTTAGATTACATAAGGGGGTTTACACTTGAACGTATTGATAATGATAAGGGGTATTCTCCAGAAAACTGTTGTTGGGCTACATACAAAGAGCAGGCAAACAACCGACGACCCAGTAACATAAGGGGTGAGGCTAGTCCAGTTGCGAAGCTTAATGAATTACAAGTCAGAGTTATTAGACACTTGGCTGTAGAGAAGTGGTATGGCATAAGCAGGAGGGAAATAGCCGATTTTTTTAATATCTCTACTCAAACTATATCTTCAATAATAACAAGAAGAGCTTGGAATCACATCTAATGTATGCTATATGTAAGTTACCGACCTAATGGGCGTTAACCTATGTTCAAAAATCTAATTAGAAAATTATATAAACGGTTCTGCTATGAAGAGCAGCCGTTTTTTGTCCCACAAAAAAAGTTCACAGAAGAGGAGCTGAGGATAATATATACAGAGTGTAAAACTATGATCGACATGGGGGTTCTTGAGCAAGTGATCGATATGGTCGTGGCTAAAAGTGAGGAGAAACAACTATGTGAATCAAACAACTTTATTGTAAAGGTTACTGAGGCTGAACTAGAAAGAGAGAGGAGAGGGGGAATAGAAGACTTATTTGATAAGATAAAAGACTACGCGAATAAGGCGAGGGTCGAAACTAAGGAGTTTGATAAATTTGAATCTATTTAATATCTAACCACCAATATATGTCACCTACATACACTGACGAAGCAGGGAATCCAGTTGAGTTCCCATTGTCACCAGATGAAGTAGAAGCACTCCAAAAAGAAAAAGACGAATACGTTGAAAAGGCGAACAAGGTAGAAGGCCTTGAAAAGCTTGTCCAAGAAAAGGACGACGAGCTTGCTAAGCTTGGAGCCAAGGATTTTAACTTCTCAGCACTTAGAAAAGCATCTAAGGAAGAGAAAGAAAAGATACTGGCTGATTATTCAGAAAAAGAAAAAGCATTTATTAATGAGTTGGGGGACTTAAAAGCCACAGTTGAAAGCAACCAAATCTCTAGTCTTAAGGACTACGAAGAGGAGGTTGTTGGAGCTATGGCTGGTAGTGATGAGGATCTTAAAACCAAGATTAAGGAAACAGCAAAAATGTTTGTTGGAGAAGCCAGCACAAAAAGCGAGATGTTCGCTAGATACAAAAATGCATATACCTTGATTAAGGAGTCTGCTCCGAATATTAATCCGGTCAATCAGTTCGTACCTACTACAACGCCAGTGAATGAACATGGAGGGGGGAAGAAGAAGGACTGGACTGAAACAGATGAAGGAAAGGCCTCATATGGTAAATTCTTCCCAGACACAGTAAAGAAGAAAGATTAATTCAATAACCAATAAAATATGTCAGACGATAAAAAGCAAGTAGATACAGTTAAAGAAGATAAGCCAGCAGAGAAAACATTTACCCTTACCGAATCAGAGCTAAAGCGTATGCTCAAGGAAAACGCGAAGGAAAGCGGTCGTGGCCTTGAGAGGCAGGTAAAGTTGGGGGATTGGATTGAGAAGGATGATATCAAGAAGCAGAACAAAACAGCCAGAATGAAGCTTTACCAGGAAGATGGTACCTCAGAATTCGGTATCGTTGTAGACTGGAAGTTCTTTAAGAATGAATACGATGAGAACACACGTCAGTATGATAACGCAATATATAGTGTGACTGTTCTATACCCTGAAAAAGGCACTGTGATCCACAATATGCCTCTCCTGAAATTTGCTCACATCAACAACTTCGAAACAGTGGAAATCATTAAAACTGATGAAAAGAAATTAGTGAAAGTCCATGGAAAGGTAACCCGCACCCCTAAGAGCAGAGAGGGGTATTCAATGTCCAGCCATGTATCAGGTGGTACAGACATGAGGCCAGAATTTTTAGGATCTGAAATGGTAGATCTAGAGGAGGTAAGGGTTGAGACCATGGTCACAGTTAAAAGGCCGAGTGGAGAAGAACTTAGATTAAATTCAGATAGATTGAACGCTTGACATAACCAATCAATATTATGGAATATAAGATAACCCAAGACCAGATAAAGAGAATCAACGCCTTTATCCAAGACATACCGCATAAGTTCGCGTGGCCTATCGTCGCTGTACTTAATGAGGTAACACCTATATTAAAAGAAGATAAACTAACCCCCAAAAAGGATGCCAAAAAAAAGTAAAGAAGAAACATTTGTTGAGCGCACTAACGCCCACATCCAAGAACATATAAGCCCCCTGATTACAAATGCTCTCCTTAAGATGTGGGAAGAAGATGTGAACGCATGGGATGTACATTACATCGAAAAGCGTGTGCGCCTTATAATGGAGCAATTGTTCGATAGTCTAGATTTCGACAGCCCAGAAATAAAGAAGCTTCGTAAGGAGATGTTTAGGAGATCCGTTGAAGGACTCGCGAAGAAGAAAGTTAAGCTCCCCAAGGACAAGGACGCACTTAACAGGCAGAGAGACGAGAAGTGTGAGCCCGTGTGTCTAGAGGTAGTAAAAGATCTTCTTAACTCTGAGCTCCTAGAATCTGATGATGCTTGGTTCGAAGACGCACTAAGGCAGGATGAAGAACTTCTAGCTAAGAATAGAATAAGAGGATTCACAGATGGATTATTCGCCGGACTAGAGCTTTCACTCAATACCTCCCTTATAAAGGCCTCAAATATCCTATGGGGTTGCGAGCGAGAAGATGTAACCATGAAGCAGGTGGACTCGATTCTGAAGACACTTAAATAACAAAATAGTTGCAGAGACCGTGATGCTGTGAGACAATGATCTTACGGAATGCACAACGTAACTGAGCAATAGCTCCCGTTGTGCGTCTTTGCGTATGCGGGAAAAAGGCGTAACGCTTATTTCGCCTACAAGCAACTTTTATCAATCTAATTTAAAAATTATGGCTTTCTCACCAGCAAGCAGAGGATGGTCAACTATCAAAATCCCTACAAAAACCACTACGGCTTATGTACAGGGTGGATTCGTTTATAACGATGGATCAGATAACGTACCAGCTACAACTACTACACAAGGTAACATCATCGGGATTATGAAAGAGGGGAAACTTGTCGGAACCTCCGGAACTGCCTCAATGTCTGTTCTAGTACCTAACAGTGTTAACTGCACTTTTAAGGCATTAGTTACAGGTACATTGACCAAAGCTATGGAAGGAGACCAGTTTGACTTCGCTTCAGATGTAGCGATTAAACAAGATACATCAACCTACGACCCAGTAACTCTAGTGAAATTCATTAGTGCTACTGAAGGTGTGTTCAAACTGAACTACACATTCGGAGTCGAAAACTAATATTACTTAACGCTTATTAATTATGGCGAATCCAACTTCAGAAATTTCCCTGTTAACGTTTTCGAAATTTGCTGATACCACAGCTCGACGCTTTCTAGAAGGTGCATCATTGGTGCAAGACCTAGAATCAGTTAAGAGTCTATATATGGTAGAAAGCATTCCAAACGGAACAGGAGACCGCCGGATCTACGACGAAATTGACGGTGAAACTTATGCTAAATTCAAAGCAGAAGGTGCAGATGCCGCTAAAACTCGCGTAGTTGAAGGCTGGAACAAAACCATGTCAAACCGACGTTTCGCAGCAGAAATCGATATCACTGTTGAAGCACGAACTTACGGTAAAAATCAAGAAATTCTTCGGAAGCTTACCTCTCTATCTACATTCATTCCACAGAGACAAGCCCTTGATCTTACTCACCGTTTCTCGTTCGCTACTGCTACTTCATATACCGATATGGATGGTGAAACTGTTGATACTTCAATGGGTTCCACTACAGCAACGGCTCTAGTTGACTCAACCCAGGATCTTACTGGGACTTCAACTACTTACTCTACAGTTATTACAGGTAATCCTGCCTTCTCTCAAGGAGGTCTGGAAGTTGCCCAAGGTCAAGCAAACACTCAGATTCTTACCAACTTCGGTGAGCGTCGAGTCATGAACTTCAATACGATTGTAACTGGGGATGACCCATCTACAATCCGACAAGTACGTCAGCTTTTACAGAGTATGTCTGATGGTACACAAAACAACCCTGGTGTTGTTAACGTCTACCAAGGATCTTACCGTCACGTTGTATTACCTCGTCTTGCTACTACAGCAGTCGGAGCTTATGACTCAACAAAAGCTAAGTACTGGTTCTTACTCGCTGCCGGCGAATGGGAAGGTCACTTAGGTGTTTGGGAACCAGCTCATCTGAAACAACCTGCTCCAGGTAACAACGGAGAAGATCTTCACAACGACAACTGGACTTTTGGTGCACGAGGCGGATACGGTGTATGTGTAGTTGTTGCACGAGGATGCCTTGGAAGTACTGGCGTTGGAGCATGATTATAATTTTTGTCAAGCATGAAACAATTTAAGTATTGCGCAGAATGTAGTGAGAGATTTTACAAGAAAGTAACCTGTTCTCAAAAAGATTGGGATACCAAAAGTAAATATTGCTCGCATAAATGTTCTATCAAAAACACCAAGGTTAAACAGTATCCTGAACATCAGTTTAAAAAGGGGCAACACGCCTCTCCCAAAACTCAATTCAAGAAAGATCAAACACCTTGGAACAAGGGACTTAAAGGTTACAATGCTGGCTCAAAAAATAATCATTGGAAAGGAGGTGTTACTCCAATCCATGAAAAGCTCAGAAAATCCTTAGAAATCAAAGAATGGCGTAATGCTGTCTTTGAAAGAGATGATTATACTTGTCAGGAATGTGGGGAGCGTGGGGGTAATCTCCACGCCGACCACATAATGCCATTCGCAGAATATGAAGGTATGCGTACACTCCTAGCTAATGGCAGGACCCTGTGCAAAGAGTGTCATCTTAAAACACCAACATGGGGAGGATTAAAGTCTTCCTATACCACCTTAATACAAGGTGTCGGTGCTTAATCAACCACTTTATTAGTAGGAGCAACATAAGAACCTCGGTGGGTGGTGGCTACTAATAGCTAACATAACTCAAAACTTTTATGTCAAATTATAATAACAATTCTGGCTACGGCCAGGCTCTCCTAAATATGGTTGCCTCTCAGGTACCAACATTTGGTAGGGTTTTTATTGTAGCGAACTCTTCTAATACAGATGAGGAAAACTACACACGAATGCAAGATGTTTTCCCACCTGATCCTAATGGTCAAGTGCGATTCTTCACAAGCCTTTCAGATGCTCTTGATGCAACTGAAAGTAATAACAACGATGTTATCTTGCTAGATGCAAATAGCTCTCACACTCTTAGTACTGGATACGCTCTTTCTAAAAGTAGAGTTCATCTTATCGGTATGGATGGTGGTGATCGTCTTATTCAGCAAGGAGCAAAAGTACAAACAACAGATGCTGCTGCTGTAGCTTATGTTCTAAAGAACACAGGTACTCGTAACAGCTTCCGCAATATTAAGTTCATTATGAATGATACTGACTCCGCTGCCTTGAATGTTATTCAAGAGGGTGGTGAAGGTACTCTTTATAAGAACTGTTCATTTGTATTTGGTGTAGCTGATAACCTAGATGGTACTACGGCTCATGAATTCCTAGCGGGATCTGACAGTGGTACATATATCAATTGTACTTTTGGTAACGACACACTATTAACTTCAGCTGCTAGATCTGTATTCCACATCGATCAGGTAACTGCAAGTCAAGAATTCAAAAGCAATATCCTACGAGATTGTATCTTCCAGATTTCATCCTCTAGTGCTACTGCTGTATTTGTAGCAATGGCAGCATCTGGAGATATCCTGTTTAGCAACCTATTCGAAAACTGCTCAATGGTAGCGTCTATCGACACTGCTGGAGGTGCAGCTCTTACACGAGCCGTTATTACTCCAAACGGGGTAACTAAAGGAACATTGAACTTTAAAGACTGTGCTGTTATGGGTGCTGCTGACTTTGGTACCAACGGTACTAATAATGACGGTATTCTTGTATACGGTGCTGCTTGTACTGGAACCGATCTAATTGGAATAGCCCCAACAGCCACTTAACCCTTAACTAAACTTAATTATGGCTAAGAAGAAAAAAGAAGCCGAAGTCGTTAAGGCAGAGGCTATCGAAGTAGAAATCCCTGCTGTGGAAGAAGCAGTAGTGGAAGAAGTACTAGAAGAAAAAGTCGTAGCGGAAGTAGAAGAAGCCGCTCCTGAGGGCATTGTCACAGTAAAGATCTGCGGACAAGTAGTCACAGGCGAAATAGTTGGAGATAAATTAGTCACCGCCAATGGTGTCTCATACTCTCTGCAAAAATAATCAAATTGGATGGGGTCCACCTAACGGTGGGCCTCACCGATAACTAATGACTATGAATAATAGAAAAGCTACAGGAACTTTAACAGCGGTAACCGGTTCAGCCTCAGTGTCTATATATTGCTCTACCGGAAACATAAAACAGGTTTTCATAAAACCAGTCACAACCAGCACTACATTTGATGTAACGCTGACAGACGAGAACAGTAATATCGTCCTTACTAGGACAGACGAACAAGAGGAATTAAATGAATTGGTTGACCTCCCATGCTACGCGACCTACACACTATCTATCGCGAACGCTAGTAAAGACGAGGACTTCAAATACATAATAATGATCCAAGAATGAAATTGTTTATAAAATTAAGGAAGTGGATGTGGCTCCCTACCAAGTACAAGTTACTTAGAAAGAAATATATAAAGGAGCAAGGGATGAGAACTGATGCAGAGATATGGGACAAGATACAGGATATTAAAAAAAAGCAGATTGATTCTGAGCGGGGAATCGATATGAGAGAACAAGACAAATACCGCATTATTTTAGAAACCTTACACTGGATAACCAATGACTCCTCCAAGCGCTAAATCACTGGCAAAAGCAGGGATCTGTATATGGGACGATACCAACAATGCGTGGAAGGCTTGGAGAGGTGAGATAAAGAGCCCTGATGGTACTGATATCGGAGTACAAAATCCATTACCGGTTGATGGTGATTCAGTATATGCAAAAGATGTAAACACAGCGACTTCTAGCATCGGAGGATTTAGCGGTGCTGTTACTGACTTAGTGGATAGCCTTACTAGTACAATAGTTGATTCTAGTGCTACTAACCCAAAGACATTTACAATAGCCCTTGAAAGACCGATACATTGTTTTGAGGTAGGTATAAATACGCCCTCAGGGGACTTCAGTAACGTAAGTATAATAGCTAAAGACGCTTCTGGAGCTACTCTTGAAACGATTGATGATTCTGCAAACAACACTAAATATACTCATAACGAGTACAACTTCACTTCGATTGATCATTTCTCTACACTCACCTTCACATTTAGCACTGCTGATACTGTAACTCTAGGTTTCTTGGACTTAGACAAATCTATTCACACACTGGCTCACTTACACGCATTAAAGCCAGACGGAACAGTGACAGCTATTGATGCTACTGCTGGTGGTAATTTGAAGGTATCAGTGGAAGAGCTTGAATCTGGCATTAGCTCTAATTCAAACTCGCAACTTAATGTGACTCGGTTCGACTCAAGTGGCGTAGAGGAGGGGTTAAAGGTTAACGACCCAATACTTTCGCTTGTGCATGGTTCAAATCCATTAATAAGCACAACCTCTCTATTTAATAAGTTCGGTAGCTCCCCAGATGTTACAAGTGCAGCTACTGAGGAATTATGGGATGGAGCTAGAGCTTATATCTTTCCAACTTCAGCAAGCGTAACTCATATCAGGTCTGCTGTTGACAGTGCAATTACCAGAGCTGTTACATTGGAGGTTCAAGGATTAGATGTTAATTGGGATTTAGTGGTTCAGACAAAAGCTACTGATGCTACTGACAGTACAGTAGAGATAGAACTGGACACAGCTTTACGGAGAGTGTTCAGGGTGAAGGTACTAGATGATACCGCACTAGACCAAGATATTTGGGTTGGGCCAGACCCAGCTTCTGCTGCTAATGCTTCGGCTATCGTACAGGCTGGAAACAATCAAACTCTAATGGCTATCTGGACTGTACCTAATGGATGTACTGCCTATCTAACAAACTATTATTGTGATTACGTGAGATCCGCTGCTAAAGACCCGAATGGTATTAGTTATGATTTATGGGCTAGAGACAATGCGAATGGTTATGCTCCACAGCTTAAACATCAGAAGGGAATCCCAAAACAAGCTCCAGGTTTTCAGCATAACTTCAAACCTTATTACAGATTCGCAGAAAAAACCGATGTGTATCTAACTGGCTCACCAGAAGGTGCAGACGCTCACGCACATGGAGGGTTCGATATCATACTTATAGCAAACTAATTTAACAATTTAACTTTTAAACACTATGCCATCATACGGAGTATACCCAACAGATAAATACATTGCTGTTACACCACATGATACAGATACCCTTGTTTACAATGGTAAGTATCTAGCTACCAGGGGGATAGCTTGTGCTGTCACCGGAGTTATAGAGACTAAAGATGTATATGGGGACGCAGTAGAGCATTATTGTGTAGCTGGGGTGATTTACCCTATCAGAACACAAACTATCATGGATGCCAATACCACTGCTACCGGGATCATCGCTTATTTCGATTAATCTAAAAAACTATGCCAGCTATAGGGACAGGTATATCAACGGTATTGACGGAATTTCTTCCAGCTATTGGAGGGGGTGTGGCTGTTGATACTCGTATCA